CTTGCGGGCGGCACCCTCACCGGACCCTTGACCACCTATGGCGGTGCCACGATCACTCAGCTCGACTCTCGCATCCCGAGCACCGCCCTTGCCTGGCAGGACGCCAACGGCAACATCGCCGTGACGATCGACACGCTCGGCGCCGTCCACGCCCCGGCCGTCTACGTCGCGGCCGACCCGACCCAAGCCCTCCAGCTCACCACCAAAGCCTACGTGGACGCCGCGTTCAACGCCGCGAGCGCGGGTGCGTTCCTGCCGCTGGCAGGCGGAACCCTGACTGGCCCGCTGACTGTCGCTGGCGGGTCCGTCATCGCGCAGCTCGACCCGCGCTATCCCGACATCGCGTTCGCCTGGCAGGACGCCGCCGGCAATATCGGCGCCAGCATAAGCCCGGCGGGCGTGCTGTTCTGGCCGTCGATCCAGACCAACAACCTCGCCGTGCCGACGCTGGCGACCACGACGCTCACGCTCGGCGCCGATAAGTTCGGCGCTGCCGATCCGCGCGTGCCCGATTTCGTGTATGTCTGGCAGGATAGCGCCGGGAATATTGTCGCCGGCATCAACCAGCAAGGCACGTTCGCGGCAAACATATCCGCCGCCGGCATGCTGCAACTGAGCGGCGGCACCATGACCGGGCCGCTGATCCTCGCCGCCGATCCCACTCTCCCCCTCGGTGCCGCGACCAAGAGCTACATCGACACCCATGCTCTGCTGCTGACCGGCGGCACCATGACCGGCCCGATCGCGCTTGCGGCCGATCCGACCTCCGCGCCGCAGGCGGCGACCAAGGGTTACGTCGACCAGGCGGTGCTGAACGCGGGTGGTAGCGGACCCGGCCTTGATCCGACGTTCAATTCGGTCAACGTCGTGGATCAATATTTTATCGGTGGCCTCCCGTCGTTTCGTATCTATACCCCGTCGCCGGGGGCGCTCGGCGTGCCGGGTATCGCAAATACCCATATTGGCCAGGGCATCAAATCGATCGGCATCGGCAACACGCTGATCGGCACGCAGACCGGCGGCGGACAGTTACCCGGCGCGACGCAAATGCAGTCCGGTGAGAATACCTATGTGGGCATGCAGGTCGGCGCCAATCACTCTGGCCTTGGTCAGCAAAACACCGCGCTCGGCTGCGGGACGCTTCGCGTCGATCCGAACCCAGGTGGCGTTATATCGATCGGTTCCGATGCGTCGCGCAACTCGACAAATAATCTGCGCTCCACCTACGTAGGCACGCACGCCGGGCGCAACGGCAACAATCTGGTTGATCTGGTTTATATCGGCTATTGGGTCGGCTACGGCACCGATGGCGTGATGCCCTCCGTGACAGGCACCGTGGCGATCGGTGCGTTCGCGCTGTCCGATCCGAACATGGGGTCGGGCAGCAACTCGGTGTTTGTCGGTTACAACGTTGCACGCAAGTGCCAAAGCGTCCCCGGCAACCTCTTGCTCGGGCCGAACGTCGGCTCCTCGACGCTCATCAACGGCACCGGCCTGATCTATCTCGGGGCGAGCGGCGCAATCGACGCGGCCACTGCGACCGAGAACCATACCTTCCGCCTCGGTAATCACGCGACCAACCTGATGCGCGCGGTCAACATCAACACGGCGGCGCCCAAGTTCTTCTTCGACTGGCTGCCGGCGTCCACCAGTTACAGCGACGACACGACAGCAAAGGCCGGCGGCGTGCAGTACGGTCAGATCTACCGCAACGGCAGTGCCATGCAGATCTGCTGCCTGGCATAGGAGACACCACACCATGCCGACCGCCATCACCCTCGCAGGCGTAGACTTTTCGGCCTCCGCCATCGTCAAGCCCTTGCCGGTGATCGCTGGCCTGGACACCTGGGCCTATCTCGGCAAAGACCTCGCCACCAGTCAGAACGTCGGCCCATCCGGTGCGTTCACCAATTTTACCGCCGGGCCGCCGACGTATTTCCCGAACTATATCCACTGCCAGAACGCGACAGGTGCGCTGCAAACGCAATCACCATTTCACTCACCATCGGAGAGTGCGCTGATAGCCTGCCGGCAGACGCCCGTGGCATCGCAAGTGGGCACGCAGGTATTCATCGTAGGCAACTATTACAACGGCTATATCGGATATAGCCCCTATGTTGGCGGATCGACCGCGCTTCAGGTTTTCTCCGGCGGAACCGTTAACGTTGGCCTGGTCACGCCGCCAATCACCGACTGGCGCTTTTTCGCCGTCACTCACGGTGGCGGCGCTAACCCGATGTCGTATGACCTGACCAAGAATCTGAGCGCTACGAATGCCACGTCGTATACCAACACCGCCGGTGCGATGTTGAAAATCCTCGGTTCATCACAATCGACAAACCTCGCGACGAACAACGGTGCCTGCGACATCGCGTTCTTCGCTAGCTACAACGCGATCCTGACCAAGCCGCAGATCGACAGCATCTACGCCAGCGTCAAGCAGTCGCTCGGACTGCGCGGTATCGTTGTCTAGCCGCCCGTATATACGGGCCAACCACGAGGCTACATAGCCATGACATCGCGCGTGCAGAATGCCCGGTCCTCGGTCTCGCTCAACCGGCCGCCGAACACGCGCCCCGTCGGCGAGTTCTTCGTGAACTTCGCGGACAATCAGCTCGGTGTGATCGACCCGACCCCGACCGCCAGGGATCTTCTCCCCATACGTTTCCACAGCCCCACCGCCGCCTACGCGATCAACGACCTCGTGCGGCAAACCACCGGCCTTTACCAAGCCAAGGCGGCGATCCCCGCGCACGCGTTCAATGCTTCCGAATGGAACCAGTTCCTCACCGCCCCTCAAGGCGACGCGCGCTGGCTGCCGCTCACCGGGGGCGTGCTGACCGGTCTGCTCACCCTCTCGGGCGCGCCCACTGCCAATCTGCACGCCGCGACCAAGCTCTACGTGGACACGCAGGACGCCTTGCGCCTGCCGCTAACGGGCGGCGTGTTGACCGGGCCTTTGACTGTCGGCGGCGCCGGTATTTCGTATGCACAGGGTGCGGCGCACTTCTACGCATTCAACTGGACAGGCACGCAACTGCAGGCGTGGGTGGACAACACCAATGTCGGCAGCTTCGCCATCGGTAGCTTTCTGCCGCTCGCTGGCGGGACCGTATCAGGCAACATCACAGCGAACGCTCATATAGTTGGACCCACTGGCGGCTACCTTACCGGCGATGCGACCTACGCTTACTACGTGCAGGACAGCGGCGGCTGGGCGTGGCGCTACGCGCGGGCCAACGGGACTATGCAGTACGTCCGTGGCGGTGACAGTGCTGTATTGTTCACGATCGATGGTTCAGGCAATGGGTCAGTCGCACAAAGCTGGACGGTTGGTCTCGATGTAAACGCCCAACGCAACGTGGTCGCGGCCGGCACGGTGCAGGGCGGCTATGTGAACTCCACCGGCAACGTTAACGCCAACAGCAGTGTTACAGCGTCTGTCGATATCAGTGCTGCGCGCAATATTTCGGCGGGTGCCGCGCTGTTCGCGCACGGCAGCAACATAGTGATCGGCCCCGGCGGCTCTGGCCGCGTCATGCAGATGGCGGGCGGTTACTACTGGGACTTCAACACCACCACGGGCGACGCAATCTGGGTCATGAACAACCAGCAGTGCTGGGTCATGAGCCCGCTCGATGGCCGGTGCTATAACAACCTCGCGTGGGTCGGCGGGCACGGCGCCTACCGCGACGTGTCCGACGAGCGCCTGAAGACCGACATCACGCCCGCCACCGTGGGTTTGCCCGAGATCCTCGCGATCGAGCCGATCAACTTCCACCGGCTCGGGCCGGAAGGCGAAGTCTACCCGGCTGACGAGATCGGGTTCTCCGCGCAGAACGTCCAGCCGATCATCCCCGAGGCGGTGACCGAGGCCGGTATCGGCCTGCCGGATGCGCTAGCTGTCGCGTCCGAGATGATCCTTGCCGCCGTGGTCAACGCGATCAAGACCCTCGACCAACGCATCACCGTCCTGGAGGCCACATGATCGACGCAAACACCAATATCGCCGTTACGCTGAACGCCCAACAATGGAACACCCTGCTGGTGCAGCTCGCCGAGGGGCCTTACCGCCTGGTGGCCCCGCTGCTGACCGCGATCCAGCAGCAGTGCCAGGAGTATGACGCCGAGCCGCCCTCGATGATGATGCCGAAGCGCACCGCTGGCGGTGCCAACGGTGCTGATCCGCATACCGATCCATGAGCGACCCGCCGGCCCCAGCGCGCAACAATGTGCTGGTGTCGATCAGCGAGAAACTGATTCGCGTCCTGCCACCAGCATTTTTGTTGCTGGTCATTTTGAACTGTTTGTTCCTCGGAGTCACGGCCTGGGTCTTCGACCACAACGCCGAAAACCGTAACGTGTTACTTTCAAAAATTGTAGATAAGTGCCTGCTGTCTACTGAGAGGAACTGAGACATGGCCGTCGCCCCGCACCCGCCGCATCCGCACGGCGTGTTCAAAGTGCTCAAGAACGCCCGGCGCAAATACCTGAAGTCGGGCAACGCGATCGTCGTGACCATCCCGACGATCCCCACCACGGCGCACACCGCTGCCATCGTCGTGTCCGGCACCATCACGCCGGCCAAGGGCGTCAGGCTGCCCACCTCGGTTTCGGTGGAGCTGTGGAACAACGGCGTGCTGAAGGCGACGCAGACTGCCACGGTCGATCCTGTTACCGGTGCCTTCACCACCACGTTCCCGGCGAACACCGCAGCCGCTGGGCCAGCCTATGCCGTGGTCAAGTCGACCTCGCCGGTTGGCACCGCGACCTCGGCGTCCTTCACCGTGACATGACGCCGTATTTGTTGCTTCAGTAGAAACACTATAGGTTCAGCCATGTGCTTCATGTCGCCGGAACAGATGCAACAGGTTGGCATGCAGGCGTCGAGCGTGCTGCCGATCCTGCTGGGACGCCTCATGCAGGGCGCACCCGGTGGGCCGCAAGGCGCGCTGCCGCCAGGTCAGGCGCCCGGTATGGGGATGATCCCGCCGGGCAGCGCCATGGGCGGCATGACCAATCCGATGGGCCCGCCCGGTGCGGGGCCGCCGGGTCCGGCTTCGCCGTTTCCGCCGCCACCGGGCCCACCCGGTTTGCCTCCAGGCCTACCGCCCGGTGCGGGTCCCGGCGGCCCGCCCACCGCGTTCCCGCTGCCCGGCGCCCCCGGCCCGGTGCCGCCACCCTCGCTGGGGCCGGGGCCTGGGCCGGTGCCGCTGCGGCCTAAGAGCCCGCGTCACGCGCCCGTTGTGGATCATCGTCGCTGATGCCCTACGTCCCGCTCACCGACAGCGGCCCGCCTGATCTCAGCGCGCATTACAATACGCCGCTGTCGCCGGCTGACGAGATGCAATACCAGAACTGGATTGCACTCCAGTCGGCGGTGCAGAAGCGCGACGTGACGCAAGACACTCGCGACTATGACTTGCGCGGTGCCTTCAAGGCAGGTGCGGCGCAGTCGCCGGACGGACATCTGCCGGACACCTTCAAGAAACCCAACCACCCGAGCTTCAGCAACGAGAGCCAGTATCACGGTGCGGATGGTCACGAAGGCGGGTCATGGGCGCCGATGGGCGCTGGGCGCTGGGGGTTCACGCCCGGTGCGACTAATCTTCAGATGCACGGGCCCATCAGCCTTCAGCAGTATTTCCAGCGGGTCGAGCCGGGCACGTATCTGAACCTGCCGCCGGCGCCGCTGCCGCAGTCCATGACTGACTACGTGAAACAGGCGACGGGCTGATGGCCGTCACCCAGCGTAAAGGCCGGCGCCTTCGACGCCTCGTGGTGGACAAGCCGATTGTCCAGCACGGCCCGGCGGAGGCCGAGGCGCGAATCTACGCGCGTATGGCCGCCGCCTATGAGGCGCGTGACAGCCTGCTGAAGTTCGCCCAGTTCATGAACCCTGATCCTGAAGACATGGAGGATGTGTCGCGTTCGACGTATATCTGTGCCAAGCCGCATCAGGCTATTGCCGACGCGCTGATGAAGCTGGAGCGAGGTGATATTCGGCGGTTAATAATTACGATGCCTCCACGACACGGCAAGACGGCGTTAGCGTCGAAGCTGTTCATCCCCTGGATGGCCGGCCGGCATCCGTGGTGGTCCGCTATCTTCGCCACCTACAACCAGACGTTCTCTGAAGACATCGGCAAGGCGGTGCGTGAGACCATGACTTCGCCGCTCTACGCGCAGGTGTTCCCCGACGCGATCATGCGCCTGCGCACCGACAGCCAGGCATCCGACCGCCTCGTCAACGCGGCCGGTGCCATGTATGCCTTTGCAGGCCGAGGCGGGACCCTCACGGGGCGAGGGGCCAACGTGCTGATCTGCGACGATCCGATCAAGGATCGCAAGGAGGCCGACAGCCAGCTCATCCGCGATCAGCTCTGGGACTGGCTCAGCCAGGTGTTCCGCAGCCGCATGATGGACAAGGACGCGCGGATCTGCCTGATCCAGACGCGCTGGCACGCCGACGACGCGGTGGGGCGGATCACCGACCCGGACAACGACCACTACACCGCCAGCACCGCGAAGCACTGGCACATCCTCGATCTGCCCGCCCTCGCGGTGCAGGATGATCCGCTCGGCCGCAAGCTGGGTGACCCGCTCTGGCCGGAACGCTTCGACGCCCCGTTCTTTAAGGAGATCCAGGACAGCGATCCGCGCGGGTTCGCCGCCCTCTACCAGGGCCGTCCCACGGTGCCGGGGTCGCGGTTCTTCGATGAGAGCTGGCTGAAGACCTACCAGGCGGTCGAGCTGCCACCACGCGACCAGTTGCGAATCTACTGCGCCTCCGATCACGCTGTCTCCGTCAATCAGACGCGCGACCGGACGTGCCTCATCCCGGTGGGGGTGGACAATCAGGGCCTGCTCTGGGTGCTGCCCGACGTGTGGTGGCGCCACGCCACCACCGACGTGGTGGTCGAGGGCATGCTGGGGCTGATACGCCGATACAAGCCGCTGGCCTGGTTCGCCGAGCGCGGGCACATCTCCAAATCGATCGGCCCCTTCCTGCGCAAGCGCATGCTGGAGACAGGCGTGTTCGCCGCTATCCACGACATGCCGGTCGCCATGGACAAGCAGACCCGTGCGCAGTCGATCCAAGGGCGGATGGCTATGGGCAAGGTGCGGTTCCCGGCCTTTGCGGCCTGGTGGCCGGAGGCGCGCAAGCAGATCCTCGGCTTTCCGCACGCGCCGCATGATGACATCGTGGACGCCCTCGGTCATCTCGGCCTCGGCCTCGACACCATGGTCTCGGCGCGCGGGCCCAATGAGAAGCCGCGCGAGTTCGCGCCGATGACCTTCGGCGCGATCAAGGCGGCGGCCAGGCGCGAGCGCGAACGCAGCCTGATCAAGGGCGGTTGGTGATGGACGCCCTTCGCTCGGTGCGGGTGGTCGAGAAGCCCCGCGTCAGACCGCGATCGGCCAAGTCCCGGCGCGGTACGTTCTGCCTGCGCTGCGGCGCGCCATTGCCGGATGATCGTACGAAACGCCGGCTCTATTGCAACCTCAACTGCGGCAAGATGTACAACACGAAGGGCGCGGTGCGATGAGCGGGATCTTACCGCCGGACGGCAGCCCCGAGCAGGCAC